TCTTCTCTTGTTTCCTCATCTACTACATTATCTAAATCTTTAAATTCTAAAGGCTGTAAGGTCTTAAAGTATAGATTTAAGCTAATATCATTGTAAGCTAATATATCATCAAAGGCATTTATTAAAAGTGTCTGAAATGGTCTAATAACTGTGTTATCCATTAATAAAGAAGCGGTTTTTAACTCATCAGCATTATTACCTAAACCACTACTATCTTTTACACCTAATAACATAGGAGATACTACCCTATGTGCTACCATTATTTTACGCATACTCTCATCAGATAAAAACTGATATTGGTTATGTGCATCACTTAACTGTATTGGCTCTATACTCGCAGCTGTATTTGCATCATCATTAAATGATAAAATAAACTTACCACTATTAGAACTACCACTAAACTTTTGATATATTCTATTTTCTATTAATTGTCTTTGTTCAGGGTCAGGAGTACCATTATTAAAATTAATTAGCATACTTGGTGCTAATCCATTCATAATATTATTTAAGTGATAGTTAGATATTTCTTCTTCTAACTCTGCATATTGCAATCCACCTTGATAATCTACAGGAGAATAATATTTAAAACCTGCTTTATATGGCTTTACATAATATATTTGTATTGGTTCGTTACCATAACCAAAAGCCTCAATTCTTTTTAAGGTATCATTCTTTTTATAGTTTGCCCAATCAGGATGCATATAATATGCTTCTATCTCCCCTTTTTCGTTACACTTTTCCGCTCTTAATGTTTGTACAGGAATATGTTCTACTCTTGCAATACTTTTTCTATCTTTAGAATAAATAACTTGCATCGCACAGTTACCCATTAATTTTAAATCAGAAGATAATTTTCTTACACAGTCATCGTGGAATAAAGAAACCATTTTAGCATATGCTTCAGGCTTTCTATTGCTATCTGTTGCATCTAAACCTTTTCCGAAAATCATTTCAGACATTCCGTTTATAATAGCATTGTTTGTAGCAGAACCATTATATCTGTCAATTAGAAACTGAAAGTAATTATTGTCCTCTCCATAAGATACAAAATTATCTGTTTTCGTTTCTTTTATTTCAGGACTTGTATAAGTCGATAAATTTAAAACTCTTAAATCATTCATATTATAATACTATATAATCGTTATTTCCTGCTTTACTATCGTATTCATCTTTATTTACAGAATAATAACTGTTTGTATCTTGGTTAATGGTTTGGTCTGTACAAAATATTTTATCTAAATAGATAACCTCTGTACCATTTAATAAACTTAAATCATAATACCTACCTTCTTTTAAATTGAAAGCATAAGATAAACTTAAATAATCTTTATCAGTAGTAGTATTTACATTTGCTGTAGTAACCTCGTTTGTACTGTCATCTCTTAATTTTAAAGTAACAGATGCAACATATTGTCTTGGTATTATCTTTAATGTTTGTTCTTCTGTGCTTGTACTTAATACTTTCATATTTATATATAGTAATAAAAAGTATTTTTTGTGTGTATTAATAACATAAACAAAAAAAAGGTATCCGTTAAGATACCCCTTTTAAAAAAAATAGAAATAATAATTATGCAGTTGGGTCTATTTGAGTACCTGATGCATCATCAGTAATAACAGAACCTACAGCAAAATAAGGAGGTGCAGTTTCTTGTGCTACTACTGTTAAAGAGTAACCACTTAAATCTCCCATTGCTGCTCCTGTTGAAATAGAACCACCTGTTACCTCTGCTCCGTGTTCCAATCCTAATAAGAAATAGTTCCCATTATAATCTTCAATAGCTACGTGAGGTCTTGCGTGTGCAATTAATTTTAATTCTTCTTGTGTTGCTTTGTCTTGAAAAGTTAAAGACATAGTCAACGTACTTTCGTAGAAAGTTGTACCATTTTCTCTTGATGAGTTAATAGCAGTTTCTAAAGCAGAACTACCTTTTACATCAAATTGGAACCAAGATGGAGAACCTGCTAATGCAGTAATTTCTCCTGATACTATAGTAGCATCTCCTAAAGTTCCGTAATCAGCAAAGTAAATAGTTTTAATACCACCTACTGCCGATTTACAAGGTACTTTTCTACCTGTTGTTAATGAACAAGCCATATTTTTATATTGTTTTAAATAAAAAAGGGTAGGTTATTTTACCCACCCTTTTAAATGATTATTAATTAATTTACTACTAATGGTTATGAATATAATACGATATCTCCACCGAATACGTGTTGTACTCCTGCAGTAAATCTCATTATAATTCTTACATTTTGAGAACCATCAATATCTGACATATCAATTACTTTCACTTCGTTTTGGTCATTTAAAACACCTGTACCGAAATATAAGTTAGATTTTTGAGCAGCTACTGCTGTGTTGTCAGCTAATCCTTTAGCTACAAAGATGTTAATACCATCAAAAGATAATTCACCACCGTTATACCATTGAGTTCCTTTGTTGTCAGAACCATTTGCTCCGATAGTTGCAGCAAATCCTCCTAATGCTCTAATGTATGCTCTTGCGATGTTAGAAGAAACGTATAAAGTTAAATCTTCTTGTCCATAAACAGATGTAGGGATAGCATCTACTATCTTACCTAATTCAGCGATTACGTTAGCAGCAGTTACAGTTCCTGCAGTTACATCAATTACATCAGCATCAGCACCTAATTTTGCAGCAAAACCATCAAACTGTCCGCTATTAGCTCCAACACCTGACCAAATGTTTTTCTCTGTTCTATCAGCTACTTTTGCAGCTACGTGTCCGATTACGAAATCAGCGAAAGATGGTGCTAAATTATCGTGAGCAGAATAACCCATTTGTGCAGCTTCCCAAGAGTTATGCAAATCTTTCTTACATAGTTCTAAATTAACTTGGAATTCATCAGGTTGTAATACAGCCTCTGTTAAAGTTAAAGTTCCTTGGTTACTAACGAAATCACAAGATGCATCTTTTACGATATCATCAGTTGCTCCTTTTTGAATAACACTTTTAAATTTTACGTTTGGTAAAATAGAGATTGCACCACTTTCTAAAGTTGATGCAGATAATAATGCAGCAGCGATATACTTCCCTGAAAATTCACCTGCATAAGTAGTTGTTAAAGATACACTCATTTTTATTTAATTTATAATTTGATTAAAGTTTGTTTATTTTATTAAATACTCTATCTAATGTAGACATCTTTCTTTTTGATGCTATATTAAATTTTACTTCTGTTTTAGAAACTTCTGCGTTTGTGTTAATTGGTTCAGCAGCAGGTTCTGATAATTCTTGTTTTACTTCTTCAGGAATTTCAGCAGTAACTTCAGGAGCAACTTCAGAAAGTTCTACTTCCTCTTTTACTTCTTCTTTTAATTCCTCTTTTACTTCTTCTTTAGGCTCTTCGCTCATTTCTTCTTTAGGCTCCAACATTGCTTTGATATCCTCAATCATTGATTTAACCTCTGCAAGTTCTTCTTTAGTAGCGTAACCCATTTCTTCTTTTTCTTCTTCTTTTGCTTCTACTTCTTCTTCTGCTACCTCTTCTTCTTCTGCTTCGTTTTCAGATTTCATTTCTTTAATGATACCTTCTTCTTCAATTACTAAAGCAGTACCATCTTCTAAAATATATTCTCCAACAGGTAAAGCTACTTTCTCATCTTCTGTAACGATAAATATTTCGTTTCCTGCTTCAAACTTATCTGCTTCTAAAACAGTTCCGTTCTCTAATTTCATTTGTTCAAGTTTTACTTCTACTCCTAAAAGTGTTTTAACTTGATTTAACATTTCACTTGGTTTCATATAATTATATAGTATTAAAAAAATTAATTTGTATTTTCGTTATACGGTAGTAGATGTTTTACCTATTCCCTGTGCTTGTAAGCTACCATCACAACACTTTTTAGAGTATTTACCATTCTTACATAAACAACCTCTTTTACTTGCTATTGGACTTGTTCTACTTGGTGTGCTGTTATTACTTTTTTTCATTCTGTTTGATTTTGCTTTCTGCCCAACTTTTTGCTGATTTACCACCCCATAACAAATAAGAGATATAACCACAGGCTTCTGTATCTCCTGTCTTGTAATATTCCTCTGCTCTACTTAAATATGAAAACATCCTTTTAATGGTTTCCATACTTATAGGCTTTCTGTCTGCTAATTGTTGTGCTCTTACTTTACCAACTTGTGTAGCACATTTATTATTTACCTTCTTATTTAATTCAATACCTCGTTTAGCATTATTACTTACAGATTGTGGATAGTCAGAAAAACTTTCCATTTCTGTACGTTTACCTTTTTTAAGTCTTTTATCGTTTTTAATAATTGCCTTAATTTCAGATAACATATATTCTGCCTCCGCTTCTTCTATTGCTTTTAACTCTTCTTGTAAGTCTTTGTCTTTAGGTCTTTCCATTCTATCAGCAAAGTAACCCTCAATACTAAATCCTTTTACTTTTCCTGTCTTTACAAAGTCATTCCATACCTCATCATTATTTACCTTTACTGCACCCATCCAAGTACCTATTGGTAAATTCATTCCGTACTTTCTTGATTTGTCGTGTACCTCATCTTCTACTATCCAACTTTCAACTAATGTAAGTCCATTAATATCGTGTTCGTGTTCTAAAGTAGCCTTGCTTTGGTTACCATTCATCAAGTACATTTGAGATGCTTTTAATACAGTATCTTTTGAAAAGTATATATAGTATTCCTCATCTCCACTTCTTCTATATATTGGTTTGTTTGGTATTAATAAAGCACCTACTAAAAGTCTTTTTTCTTTATTTGCTTCTTTTAATTCTATAACATTACTATTTAAAGCAATAAAATCTTCTTCAATAGCAGGGTTTTCTACAACAGAAATAGCTTCGATACCTATTTCATTATTTTCTTCATCTAAAACTAACTCTATTATATTCATATTCGTATATAGTTTTTTTTAAATTATTTTGTCTTTTAACTTAAATAGATGCACCATCTACAATATTTCTATCTAAACTTTGTGCAGTTGTAACATCGTTAGAAACTACATAAGCCTTTACAGGTTTTTGTTCTTGTGTTCCGATAGCTTCTGCAAGTTGATTTGTACCACTTGTACCTACTATATTAAATGAAGGTGGAATACTTGGTGCTGTTCTTGCAGGTGTGCTTACACTTGGAGAACTTCCTCCCGATTTTGCAAAAGATGGTGCTTTAGGTTCTTTGCTTGATGTTATTGTTTTTACGTTTGCTAAACCTCCTGCAATTACAGATGCTGCTCCAATAAATCCAAATATACCACCCTGTGCTAAAGCTTTATTTGCTCCTGTATATGTATCTCTTATAGCTTGTACAACTGCTATTGCTTTTCCAAATTTAGAGTTTTGACCTACTATACCTGCAATATTACCAAGCGCATTTGTTACCTCTTGTTGTTTAGCTTTACTTACATCTCTTTCTAATTGTTTTTGTTTCTGTCCGTTATCTTGTTGAAATTTTAATAACTCATTCTGTGCATCTTGAAAAGCCTGTGTACCTACCTTATAGCTATTCATCTTTTCGGTAAGCCTTTTTTCTTCTATTACTTTTTCTTGCTGTGCTACATCTTGTAATGCTTGTAGTCTTAAATATTCATTTTCTATCTGCTCGGCATTAAATGTAGCTTTACTTATAGAGCGTTCTGTTTCTGCATCTGTTATACTTTGCTCTAAATCTAACTTCTCTTTATTTAACGCAAGGTCATTAGATAACTGCTCACTTCTAAAACCTGCTATTTGTGCTAATACTGCTTCTTTTTCTTGTTGTGCTTCTAATAAGCGTATAGTGTTTTCTTGGTTTTGGTTTTTATTGTATTCTGCTTGTGCAGATGCTATCTGTAAATCAACCTGTTTAAGCATAGCTTCTTCTTGCTTATCAAGTGTAGCTTTTAAATTATTGTTGGCTTCTATACGTTCTGCAATAGTATTACGTTCTTCATCTCTTACTTGTCTTAATTTTTCTGCTTGTAAATCAAAACTTTCTACAATACCTCTTTGTTTTACAGCTGCTATCTCTGCTTGTTTACCTAATTCTACATTTGATTTTGCCGCTTTTACATTTTCTTTTACATAGTTAGATGTTGCTTCAACTACATTATTTATTACCTCTGTTCCTTTATCAAATGAATTATTTACACCTGTAAGAATATCTATACTTTCTTTACCTGCATTTTTAACATCTTCTAAAGCACCTTTAAAATCCCCACTAAATACTTTTTTTACTGCACTTGCTAAATAACCTAAAGTGTCTAAATAACTTTCAAAGCGTTCTTGTATGTTTCTCTTAAAAGCATCTGCAAAATCTGTTAATGCTTGTTTAGGGTCTACAAATATACTTTTGAAAAAATTTGTTATTACTCCTGTATTATTTACTATAAAGTTTACAAAGTCATTAAAAGCAATAGATACAAACTCAAAAGAGGTACTAAATAAATCAGCTACTTGTTGGTTTTGTTTAAATACTTCTTTTAACGTATTAAATGCATCAATAGCTAAACCTATACCTGCACCTTTTAAAGCAAGTCCTACACCTTTAAAAACTTTAGTAAGTTTCTTAACTCCTGTTGCAGCATCTTTAGTTGATTTCTCAATGTTCTTAAAAGATTTATCTGATTTTTCACTTGTATCAGATATGTTATTACTCAATTCTTTTATAGCATCTACAACATCTTGAATATTTGCCTCTGCTTTACCTGTTTTAGCTTCTAACTCAACTACTATTTTTTCTGCCATTTTATCTCCTGTTTAATTGCTTTATAACCATCTTTTAATGTAAGAGGTAATTTATTTTTACCTTGTGCTATACGTATGTTTTCTGTTTCTCCTTTTGCGTATTTTAAAAGGTCTAATATATTTTTAATCATAAATCATTTATTAGTTCTAAATTGCTTTCTCCTGTTTGTAAATTAGTAGATATACTATTTATTTTATATTGGTTTCCTGCTATAACAAATCTATCCCCTAAACTATAATTAAGTAAAATTTTCATAGGTAAATATGCTTTTACTTTTGTTAATCTTTGTTTTGGATTAAATACACTTGTTATATATTCTTGATAATACTCTGTAAATAATGTTTCATTGTAAGTAGTATCTAATAAAAACTCGCCTGTTTCCTGATAAAAACTTAATTGAAATGGATTATTAGATGAAGAAAAGTTAGGACTATTGAAAGGTGAATTAACATAATTTACATTTATATGGCTTGTCGCTACATTTTCCTCATTCACTACATCTATAAAACTAATTCCTGATTGAGTAGTTTCATCATAAACATTTATTACAATAGGATAGAATAATAAAGGACTTCCTTTATATGCGTTTTGGCTTTTGTCTACAGAATAACCCCATTGAATTTCTTTTGTTTCAGGAGATACATCAGGTCTTAATGTTTCATACATCATCTTACTAAACGGTACTTCTATTTTATATAAACCACCATCTAAATCCTTGTTGTTATTATTGTAGTAACTTTCACCCCAGGCCTTATTACTTATTTCTCCATACTTATTAGCTAAAAAAGTTTTAGTGTCTTTAAATTTAAACACCACTTCTTTGTATGGTAATGCTACATCTACCTTACTACTATTTACATCTATAAATTCTGTAATATCGTATGTGTTAGGATTTTCAAAGAAATCATCTAAAGGCTTTACTTGTATCACATCATTTACTACATAAGCAGTAAGATTAAATAATTTAAACAATCCTGTAAGAAATTCCAATATCTTCATATCAGGAATTTGTTTAGATACTTCAAATACAAAAGTACTACTTGTTATAAATGTTCCTGTATTGTAATTAATACTTTCACTTTCACTACCCTCAACATAAGTAGAACTCCATCTTACATT